CTCAACTTGTTTTATGGTGACAACCTGGGTCGCGGCATGGAACCTGAAGACAAAGACGAATGGTTCACGTTCTTAGAAGAACTCAGCAACAAAGCTGCCAGCCATTCAGCAACCTGGAGTCCTCGAGACATCAACCAGCTCAAACACACACTTGCAGGCATTGCTGCCATCAAAGAAGGTTTGTTTGAAGGCTATTATGGCAGCCGAAAAGTCAGTTACATGGGCGAGCAAACGCAAGCACGCCTAGTGATCAATCACAATCGCACCTTGGGTGAGGATGACAAACGGTACCGCTATGTGGAAAGTTTGTTTATTGAAACAGCTGATCAAGAACGTTTCCGACTACCATTCAAAAGTTTAGCAGGTGGCAGAGCCATGTTGGAACATGTGCGCCAAGGCGGACGTCCTTATGATATCCGTGGCAATCACATCTCAGAAGTAGTAAGCGAAATGGCTGTGCTAAGTCGTTTTAATCGTGCGCAACACAATCGTGTGTTTGAGGGCGTCACGCAAGAACTTGTGGAAAGCGCAAGACAATACTATCAAAACTTACAAGAAACAATGAAGCATCTTGGCAGCCCACGCGGTTATCAAGCATACTTTGAAAGCTGGGCTCCTGACCAAACGGGTGAAGCAGAGAGCCTGGTAGAAAATCTACGCGACCTGTTTGTGGAACAGACTCTGGACGCTAGAATTGAAGCTGCCTTGCCCACACTGGCCAAGATACAACAACAAGGAAACAACATGAAAGAAGCGCAAATATTTGAAAATTGGATCAACAATCTCAGTGAAGGCACCTGGGCACTACCAGAAACTCCAGAGCAACAGGAAAAACTCAACCAGTTGATGAGTGCGGAACTCATTGTTGGTCCTGATGCCACCAACGCCACAGAACTGTTGTATGACATTGTGGGAGATGACGAGTTGTTTGACATTCTCAACGACTTGGCTGACCGATCAGAAGGTCGTGCCAACATTTGGGATGACTCAGATGTACAACGCAGACTGGCTGAACTAGGTGTGCAAACTCCTCAAAGCACTCAAGCAGAACCTGCTGATGTTGACCAAGATACTGCACCTGAAGTAAAAGAGCAAGGCATGGCCGAAGGCTATCAGTTAGATGAAGGTGCCGTTGAAACTATTACAGCATTAGTCAAGAAGATTCCTGGCATTGGCAAATATTATCAAATGGCTCAACAATACAAGCCACAATTGATTGAAATTCTAAAGACCAGCAAGTCTGGCAAAGAAGTTAAACAAAAGATGGAACAATTGGCAGCAGGTCAGTCGGCTACGGTCGCCGAATCAGGTATGATGAAACAACTTGGTGGCTTGGCAGTAGGTGGTGGCAGCATTTTATCCACAATGTGGATGAATGCCATGGGAATGATTGATGGTGTATTGGCCAACGCGGCCGCAGGTGAAGTAGGTGGCGCAGTAGCATCTGGTAGTATTCTAGGCCTCATTCCTATAACACTGATGTTATTTGCGGCAATGTTATTGTTCAAAGGATCAAAACAAAGCAGTGATGAAAAAGCACAAGCATTTCAAACACAACGTGGTCAACAAGGTGTGGGGGAAGGCGACAACCTGGCTACATTTGTGGAAGATCGTGAATTGTCTACCATGCTGAAATATGCTGGCGTGCCCATCAAAGAAGGTGTACTAAATGATGACACAAGAAATACCTGGGATCATTTGTTGGACCGTTTCCGTCATGAAGTTGAACAATTTAAACAAGGCGGCGACATAGATTCGGACTTGTATGATGCAGTATTTGACTATTATGACCAACATGGTGCAATGCCGTATCGCGTACGAAACGCTAAAGATGGCACCGCAAGTCAATGGATAAGTAGTCGATTAGCTGATGATCTTGGTATAAAAGAGAATCTCATCGCACCACAAATCATGCCAGTAAGCGAAGGATCCTGCAACATGACTGCTGAAGGTTCTTACTGCCCAGAACATGGTTTGATGGAATGTGGCAGCATGGACGAAGATGGCGGCGCAGTGGGCATGCCCTACAGCATGGGTGAAGCACAAGCACCCCAAGATCCAATCAACTCAAACAGTGCAATGACTGGCAGCTACTACGAAGGCAAAGAAACCGATATCCAAGAAGGCGATGCACTTCTGGCAAGAATAAAATCATTGGCTTTGCTCAGATGATATAAATACACTTGACACGTAGACAAAAAGCGCATATACTACTACAGTGTTTGCGCTTTTTTGTTTGTGAGTCACAGGCAACAGAGATCTAAACATTTAGATAGGCAACATAACATAGGCAACTTATCAAGGAGAAAAACTATGGCATCATTAGCAGAAATCAGAGCAAGACTACAGGCAGCAGAGGGCAACAAAGGTGGGCAATCCACCGGTGGAGACAATTCAATTTATCCACATTGGAACATGGAAGAAGGACAAAGTACCACACTGCGATTCCTTCCCGATGCAAATACAAAAAACACATTTTTCTGGCAAGAACGAGCAATGATTCGTTTGCCTTTCGCTGGCATCAAAGGCGAAGGCGATTCCAAGCAAGTGTACGTACAAGTACCCTGTGTGGAAATGTGGAGCGAAGCATGTCCTATCTTGGCAGAAGTACGCACCTGGTTCAAGGACAAGAGCCTTGAAGAAATGGGTCGCAAGTACTGGAAGAAACGTTCATACATCTTCCAAGGCTTTGTGCGTGAGAACCCACTAAGCGAAGACAAAACACCGGAAAATCCCATCCGACGTTTCATTATTGGTCCACAAATCTTTGCCACCATCAAAGGTGCGCTGATGGATCCTGAACTGGAAGAAATGCCCACAGACACCCTGCGTGGCCTGGACTTCCGAGTCAGTAAAACTGCCAAAGGTGGGTTTGCTGACTACAGTACTTCAAAGTGGGCACGTAAAGAGTCTGCACTCACCGAAGCAGAACAAGCGGCAATTGCCACACATGGCTTGTTTGACTTGAGCACATTCCTGCCCAAGAAACCCGGCGACGTGGAGTTGAAGGTGATCAAAGAGATGTTTGAGGCATCAGTGGATGGACAACCTTACGACACAGAACGTTGGGGTCAGTACTTCCGTCCTGCAGGTGTACAAGCACCAGGCGGTGCCGGAGCCGCACATGCGGATGAGGACACCCCTGCACCAGCAGCCAAGCCTGCACTCAAAGTGGCAGCACCTGCACCCGCACCCGCAAGTGACTTTGACGAAGACGACACACCTGTAGCAGTGACACCAGTGGCCAAGCCTGCAGCATCAGGACAAAACGCCCAGGACATCCTGGCCATGATCCGTAGCCGTCAAAAACAGTAAATGAACGTACTGTGTTACCATAACGGTGCTTTAGGGCATGCCGTTATGGCACTGATTGAAACATGCACAAAAGAAGGAACAAACGATTTTCCTTCTTTTGTTGCTGGCGAAAATTTGCATCATTATCAACCAACTCAAACATTGTTTTGTGTCAAACATCCAGATTGCGATATTGCATTTGAGAAAAGTTTAGGGAATATTGTAATAAGCTCCTCATCTCAAAGTGATTTTGGTCGTTTTTTAATTCTTTTAATGGGATTAAAAAAATGGACAAAAGCAGTACCGGTAATTGATTGTGAGGTAACTTATAAACAATACGGCGAGACTTACGGAGACCAACTCGAAATACTTTCCCTTACACTACGAGATAAAGTTCAGACTGAATCTGACTGGTTTGTAAATGCTGATCATGTATTGGATGTGGTTGACTTTTGGAACAACCCAAATGAGATAGTTAAATGGTTAACACAGTGTGGTTTCACACCAGTGATAGAACTTGTGTATAAATTTTGCAAGTTAGTCAGCAGGTCAAATCAGCAATACTATGATGATATTGTAAAGTGCGTGAAAGTAGTTGATGATGTTATTAACAACAGAATTTCTGCTGTGGATTTAACTTTTTATGAGACTGCTATGTGCCATGCATTATTGTTGACAAATTTTAAACGTTCGCATGTTGATATAAAACTATTTCAGGAACATCCAACTAACACACAACATTTTATCAATATCTTTTATGACTAATCAATCTCACAATTGGTATAAATTGCAAAAAGATGTGCAAGGATGGGATATTGGATGCGTTGCCAGCCAAAAACTAGCACGTGAATACTTAGAGCTGACATCAGTAAATTCAGATGTTGAAAACGGAAATATTAAATTAGTATTATCTGTAAAAAGTTAGTATAATATAAACACAAGGTAAAGGAAAACTATCATGGGAAAACCATTTGACGTAAGCAAGTTTCGTAAGGAAATTACAAAGAGCATTGACGGCCTAAGTATTGGATTTAACGATCCCACCGACTGGATTTCAACAGGCAATTATGCACTAAACTATTTGATCTCAGGCGATTTCAATCGCGGTATTCCCTTAGGCAAGGTCACAGTGTTTGCTGGTGACTCGGGCGCAGGTAAGAGTTACATTTGCTCAGGCAACATTGTGAAGAACGCACAAGAGCAAGGTATCTTTGTGGTGTTGATTGACAGTGA